AAGGAGTTTTAGTTTCGTCGCGCAGTAAAGCTCGTATTCTGATCTTAACATTTGCAAGATCAGCTACACTAATATCCGCTTGTGGACTGTAAAAATAGCCCTGACTTATGTACTGCTGTAGCTGAGTGTTATACAGTTCAAGCTCATACCTATCGATATTTGTGTCAGGTATTTCCCCACTAAAAAGAGAACCTGCTAACACATAGTCAAGAGTCCCCAGTACAAGCTGCTGCGGAGCCTCCCAAAAAATACTAACTCGACTTGTGGGTTGAATAGCCATTATGGCGCGGGGTCTGTTGTACGGATCCTGAAGCTAATTTTATTGGGATCTAGCGCCTGGTTTACTTTTGTACTTAGCGTCCTACGGTTACCATAATCCGCTTCTCCTTTGTTTACATAGTCATATTTGGCATGGTCATATTTAATACCGATAACCTGATAGGTTCCATCATTATTTTCAGATACTTTTTGAACCTTATAGCGATTGAACTGATTGGCAGAATTATTGGTCGGACCTTCATCCACCAAAATCCACAACATATTGGATGAAGGTGCTTGGTCTAGGCCCGTAACGTTGATTGTCCTGCCGACAACAGATTGAACTCTGCTACGTTCAGCCAAACCTGCTGTTGTATATGTGTATAAATACCACTGGCTGCTACTGTAATTAACGCCGGATGTCAAATCACGATCGACGGTGATTGCTGTTGTCGTAGCGGAGACAACGCGGCCACCAGACTCTATTCGTGTTTTTAGAGGGTCGCCGATCAGACATACATCGCCAGGCAAAAGCAATGCACCTTCTGGGCCAACCTTGAAAGTTACGGTTTCAGTCGAACGTAGATTTGTTGACAAGGTATATCGACCCATCCGCTTGGCCTGCTCACGGTCAGTACAACCCAATGCTCTGATCTTGTTGAGGTTGTAGCCGTATTTCTGCATCGCATCACGATCCTCTACAAGTACCTTGGCTTCTTTGTAGAAGTTTGTTTTGTCGATATAACTGACTTGTATAGCAGTTGTCCGTGCCCTCTTACCGGTGCCCTCATAGATAAAGCCTGGCTCCGCTTCCGCGCCATCTGAACCCTGGATGACGTTTGCCTCGGTAAACAGAAAATGTTGGTTTGTGTCTTCTACTTGGTCGTCAATGACTACAGAAACATAACCACCCTGATATATGAGCTGCCCTTGGAAGGTCGATGTCACACTACGCAGTAACTCGATTGTGTCGGCATCGCCAGCAACAGTCGCGTCGAAGGTGATGTCATGCTTTTCGCAGTATTTCTGTGCTTTGTAGAAAGATGCTTTATCTATATCCTCAAAGCGGATTCCAGGTTGAAAGACTTGCTGATTTAATGGACTGTTGGTCGTAAAGGTACGCTGACCCGCGCCATATCTAGAGTTAGTAAGCAAGTCAAGTACAACGTTGGCGGGGTTACGCGACCAGGCATAACTGACACTTAAATCTCTACTGAGAATAGGCAATTTTTTGCCTTGAATAAGTGCAGTTATACCGGGAATGCGACTGACAGCACCCGCCTTAAAGCTGCAAGCCAGCAACGAGGTAAACGGGTAAACGAGTCTTTCATTCCACAAAACTTCCATAGAAAGCCAAGTAAACCCACCTTTGACCCATTGGTAAGATCGTGACCCTGAACCGCCTCGAAAGTTGTACGGCTCAGGCGGTTGATTTCTATCAATACGCTCGATTCTTACAGAAATAGGTTGGGCTCTGCCTGAAACATCGACTTCGTAAACCTTAAGTTTGTTATGAAGTACCCTGTCACCACCGTCAGCTCCAGTATCAGGTTGTATTAACTCATAAAATTTAGTGCCGTCAGCAAAAACTTCAATTTTAAACCTAGTAGGGTTATTACCTCCCCCTGAATCATCCTTATCCCTTTGGTAGTCCTGATATGAGAACTCACCATCACCCTTCTTACTTGTAAAATTTCTAGTTTGGTAATACGGCTCCAGCATGATTCTTATACGAATCTTGTCCGCATAGGGCTGGTTGAATGATCTAATAGCGACTGTATTGGGACTCTGCGACAAAGGTATGTTTTCGTTGTATTTACCTCCGCCTACTGGGAACGATGTCCCGATCTGCATGTGAAAGCCTTGATTCTTAACTTCATCTATCTGGACATCGTTCTGAGTACCATCAGTGAACTGAACAACATCAACACCAGCGGCTGAACCCTTCAGTCCATTGAAGAATATGTCATCGGCTTGACTATTCGGAAAACCTTTAATATCGCCTTCAGAAATCACACCAAGCCAAAACGCTTTTGCAGATTCTGCGTCACCACCGTCAAGAATATACGAGCTGATGACTGGAATGTTTGTGACTAATGTCTCACCGTAAACAACAGGGACTGGAGTACCGTCTCCTGCTGTACCTGTGCCCGCGTTTGTAATTGCATCGTCAGCAGGCCTTCCCTCAGTCTTCATCTCAGGGTCAGGTACACCCGGAGCAAACAGACCGGCGATGCCTGTGAATATCATGCCGAAGCCCATACTCATGATGGCCGTTTTAATACCGGCCGAGATGGTTGCAGCCTTAGCGCTGAATGTGATAATTCCGAAGCCAGTGAAGGCAAAAGCTACGAGGACAACACCTAATAGAATCTGACCGATTGCGCTTCTGAAGAAACTACCTGTGACAACAGGAACTAACGTCATCTCAGACGCCCCAAAGTCCAGATGGTCGTAGCCGATTAGATCATCTTTTGTCAGTAGCTGAAAGAACAGACCGTATTCGTGCGCAGAACTAAGGAATGCTCTGAACCCAGGAATGAGCTGGCATAGGGCTCTAATAGCCTCATTCGGAGTACGAACATCTAAGTTATGTTCGTAACCAAATCGTTTGCCAGCTACACCTTCCAGCCTGATCTTCATCATTTACCTAGTACCTTGTCAAAAATCTGTATGTCACCACTTGGGCTTAGAACCTCAAGCCGGTCAGCATCAACTACATAAAGATAAGAGGTCAACTCCATATTCGCAGCTACAAGGATGTCATGCTCGCTAAAAGAATGGTCGCCTAGTGGATGCGAGTGAAAAATAGTATCGGATCGATAGGTCAGATAATCATGCGCGGAGATAAGGAAAGCCTCTGTTGGGTTTTCTGCTTTGTTTTCTAAAGCTACGGCTTTCCCATCTACGACAAATCCACAGGCCTCGTTCGGCAAAGCCTTCTTAGAAATTTGCGCTATCCGTCTGTGAAGAAGTTTAGCCATGGTCTAGCGGTCAGTTGCTGCAGGAAAACCACCGAATCGCAGTGGATCACTTTGACCGCCAAATCGAGCAGTACAAGCCTCAAGAGTTTTAGGGCAAATATCAGGCGAAGAAACCGCAGGACCTGTGTAGTTACACTCGGGACCTCTGTATTCAAAAGGACAAAAGTTACTATACATTCTGCGTTTTGGAAGTCTAGTTCCTTCTAAATCAAATATGGATGCAAGTTCATACACAACACCTAACTTTGTCTCTTCCACCTTGCGGTTGAACCACCAAGTATCAGGAGTAAAGTGCGCATTACTGTCGTAACCAGCTTGCGCAACACCATCAATAGACTTCAGGTATTTGGCGTAGGTACGAATTCGTGTAAGACTAAAACCAATTAGATCCTCAAAATCAAAGTTATACAGCGTCATCTTGCCATCAATGTTCGATATTTGAACCTTGGGTTGAGGAAGATTGTTACTACCCGTCAGTTCAAAACCGCCAGCCGCAATAGGTACGGGTTCATAGGTCACAACAGCGCCATCGCGGTTGACGTACTCGACCTCAGTGCCACCGGATTGCTCTGGAGAGACGAAGTAAAGGTCGTTAGACCATGAACTTCCCATAGATGATGCGTTTCCAGAAATTTGGAAAAGGGTTATGGGTGAGTCTTGGGTAAGCCTTCTTGTCTCTGTCCTAAGCTTTTCGTTAGGCATTGGAATAAGCCTCGACGAGAGTGAACGAAAATGTCATCGCCCTGTTGGAGGGGAGGATTCGTCTCGAATAAGTATTGTCTTTAAGTCTGTAACGACGAGGTACTGCGCTGAATGGGGCGAGAGTAGCAAGGAAATAATCACCCGTAGCCACCTTATCCAAATCGGCGATGAAAGTCGTTTGGGTGGTCGCGTCTTTGATTGGTTCGGTGGTGACGTTGTATTCCGTCAACCTAGTGTTGATGCCGTCTTTCGCAATGGCTTCATAGCCGTCCCCAAAACCATATTT